GCCCTTGCTGACGCTCTGGACTCTGACAAGATCGTGGCTGCCTTCTTTGAAGCTGCTGCTGTCCTGGATGAGAAGGGTGTGTCGGGTGAAGGTCGTGTGGCTGTTCTCAGCCCCCGCCAGTACTACGCTCTCGTTGAGAACGTTGCAACCAATGCTCTGATCAACCGTGACGAGCAAGGTACTGCTCTGCAGTCCGGCAACGGCATCATGAGCATCGCTGGTATCAAGATTTATAAGTCCATGAATCTGCCCTTCCTGGGTAAGTATGGTACCAACTCGACCATTGACAACCCCGGCTCCTTTGTTGGTGTTGACGTGGAAGCTACTGCTACCGGCGAGAACAACCCCTACGGTTCTGCCACTGACTTCGATACCTCCTGCGGTCTGATCTTCCAACGTGAAGCTGCTGGTGTTGTTGAGACCATTGGACCCCAAGTGCAAGTCACCAGCGGTGACGTTTCCGTGATCTATCAGGGTGACGTTATCCTGGGTCGCCTTGCCATGGGTACCGATTACCTGAACCCTGCTGCTTGTGTGGAACTCCACGCTACTAGCACTGCTGGTTCTGCTTTCTGATAACATTATTGTTGTTTATTGGGGGACCTTCGGGTCCCCTTTTTTTATAGCTTATGGCAACCCCATCTTACGCAACGTCCACCGAACTGGATGCTGTTAACTCAATTTTAATGAGTGTCGGAGAATCTCCGGTCAATACTCTTGATACCCAAAGTCCTGAAGTTGTTATTGCTCAGAGTACTCTTCGGCAGGTTTGCCGTGAAATCCAATCAGAGGGTTGGAGCTATAACACTGAATATGAATTTCCATTTACTGTAAACTCTAGCAACGAAGTTATTATCCCACCTACTGTTCTGCAGCTTGACGTGAACAGGTACAAGCATCAAGACAACTATGATGTTGTACGACGTGAGGGTAAGCTTTATGATCGCTATAATCATACTTACAAATTTACAGGTGTTAAAACCTTGTATTGTGATGTAGTGTGGTTCTATGAGTTTGGCGATATTCCACAAGCTTTCCGTGATTACATTACTGCACGTGCTGCTAGGATTGCAGCAGGTCGTATGGTTAGTGATGCTGATAGCATCCGTATCCTACAGACTGATGAGACCCTGCTACGTGCTCTAGCTATTGAATACGATACTCAACAAGCTGAGTACAACGTCTTCAATGGTTCTGATCTGCGGAACCCTTACACCAGCTACAAACCATTCCAAGCTCTTAGTCGATAATGGCAGCAATCAACCAACGTATTCCCAACTTCTTGGGTGGTGTTTCACAACAACCAGATTTTATTAAATTTCCTGGACAACTCAGAACCTGTCACAATGCTCTGCCTGATGTAACCTTTGGTCTGGTTAAGCGTCCTCCTGGTGAATACGTTGGTGTGCTTGCCAATGCTGAGTCAGGCGGTCAATGGTTTGACATTGTTCGTGACCAAGATCGTAAGTACATTGTTCAGATTACTGACACTCCTGAGATCCTAGTATGGGATATCGAGGATGGTAGTCAGCAAACTGTTAGTGTTGCTAGCGGTGTAGATATTAACTATCTAGCTCGTAGTGCTGGTTCAACTAAACCTTATGGTTTGCTGACGATTAACGATTATACGTTTATCGCTAATCCTGATATCACTGTAGCTTCAGCTCGTACCACACCTACATTTCAAGACCATTATGGTTTTGTAACTGTAGATGCTATCACATATAACACAGAGTATGTGGTATCATTAGGAAACTCTAACATCTCATCTACTACCAAGTACAGGGCTGAGACTCTGACTGTAGTTAAAGCAGGCACATCTAGCCCTACCTGGGAAGATGATCCTGGCACTGGTGAGTACACTGGTCAAACAACTTTCTTTAGCACAGCTTCTGGTAGTAACGGTGTTAAGGGTGTGGTGACTGTTAATGCTCAAATCTTAGCTACCCATACATCAGGCAACAACCCTTCCTATAAAACTCGCTACACTGCACAAGTTGTTCTCCAAGAGACTGGAGATGATGTAACTAACGGCACTACGATTACTGTCAGCGTTGCAGGTCAAGACTACACAGTCACTATTGCTACTGTGTCTTCGTATGAGAGCTATGCTGATAGCAATGCAGCTGTCTATAGAACCCCTAAGACTGCACAGAAAGGTACACTAACTATTGATAGCCTAACTGGTTCTCTTAAGGATGCTATTGAAGCTAAGTACCCTGACGTTACTGCAACGCCCACAGGCAACGGTATATTCCTCAGCAGCACGTCTAGCTTCGGTAGTGTGACTACACGAGGCGGCATTGCTGGAGACGCCTTGTACGGCTTTACAGACGCCGTTCAGAACGTTAGTAGACTCCCTGTATACTGTAAGGATGGGTACATTGTTAAGGTATCCAATACAGAGAATGCAGGTGAAGATGATTACTATGTCAAGTTTACTGCTGACAATGGAGATATTGGTAGTGGTATTTGGGATGAGACTGTAGCACCTGGTATTGTTGCTGGCTTTGACTATGACACAATGCCTCATGCATTGGTTAATAACCTTGATGGTACGTTCACCTTTACTACTCTTGATCCTACTAACGAGCCTGATAACTATTGGAAAGATCGGCAAGTTGGTGATGAGGATACAAATCCTCTGCCTACCTTTGTGGATAAGAATGTCAGCCAACTCTTCTTCTACCGTAATAGATTTGGTATTGTAGCAGATGAACAAGTTGTTCTTAGTCAGCCTGCTGATTATTTTAACTTCTTCATCAACTCTGCTTTGACTGTTAGCGATGCAGATCCCATTGACATTGCTACCTCTGACGTTCGCCCTGCTATTATTAACCATGCTCTGCCTGTTCAGAAAGGCGTGCTGTTCTTCAGTGAGTCTGCACAGTTCATGTTGTTTACAGATTCAGAGCAGTTTGGCCCTAAGACTGCACAGCTGAGAAAGCTCTCTGCTTATGAATGTAGCCGTGACATCCCTCCTGTGGATCTGGGTACATCAATCATGTTTGTTTCTAACTCCTCCTCTTATGCCAAGGCATTTGAGCTGGTGATTGGTAGTGAATATGATGCTCCTAAAGTTGTTGAACAAACACGAGTTATCCCTGAGTTCATTCCTAATGATGTCAATGATGTAGCTATTTCTACCCAAGCTGGTATTGTTAGTTACAACAAAAGCGGGGAATCAAACCTGTATCAATACAAATACTTTAGCAGCGGTGACAGGCGAGAGCAATCAGCCTGGTATACCTGGGGACTGACTGGTGCTGTTCAGCATAGCCTGTTCAGTAGCGGCAACTTCTTTGCTGTTACCCTGCAGGGTTCTCAGTTTATTCTTTCTAAGCATGAGCTGATTACTGAATCTACATCTAATCGTAGTTATGTTGTAGGATCTGGTACACCTTCATCTCCTTTGACCATCAGCCGTCGCTTTGAGGCTACACTGGATAACATGTTTATCCCAGCTGAAGGTAACAAGAGCGTGACAGATGGTAACACTACAATCACTTTACCTTACACCATTCAAGATAATGGTGATGATTTGGTTATGGTTGTGTTGTCTGGAAATGATGCAGGTTATGTGCAAGCTCCTGACAGCGTAAGTGGTGCTGGTGCTACCTTTAATGATATTGATTTGACAAGTGTTAACGTAGCTGTCGGTTACAAATACAGCACAGAAATCCAGCTTCCTACTTACTACTACTCTATTGAACGGGGTGCTTATGACATTGACGCTGATCTACGGATCTCTCGCTTTAACTTTGAGCTGGGTGTCTCTGGTCCTATGGAGTTTCATCTAACTGCTGATCAGGTAGATGATTACATTCAGTATGAATCTGGTATTATTACTGACCTTAGCAACTATAACACTATCCCTTCTAAACTATCTAAATCAGTCAGTGTACCTATCTACAAAAAGAATGATAAGTATACATTGACTATCAAAATTCCTGACCCGTTTACCGCAACTATTGTCTCAGCTAGCTGGGACGGACGATATGACAACAGACGGCATGTACGTCGGTAAGTACATTCAACCATGCACTCCCGAA